GGTGGGTCTGGCATTGTAATTGTTAGATATCTCAGTACCCGAACCATTTCGATAGGCGGGGGATTGACCTCCAGCACGACAACGTCTGGCGGCGATACCATTGTGACATTTACAGCAGGCACCGGAACTGTTTCTTGGACGTAATTACAGCCGAAGTTAAAAACAAACTATCGGTAAGGAGTTAAAAATAATGCCTACGATCATCAGCAGGGGTGCAGCGTCGGCTAGGGGCTTTGGGTTCGGCGGTGCGCCGGGGGCTCCACCTACTGTTACCTATAATATCGTTGCCGGTGGTGGTGGCGGCAGTAGGGGTGGAGGTGGCGCTGGCGGCCAGCGAACTGGCACTGCGTCTGTTTCTGCTGGAACGCTTTACACCGTAACGATTGGTGGCGGCGGGGCTGGTTTGCTTAACTCCGCAGGAGGGACAGGGACAACATCCTCTGTCTTTTCGGTTACTGCTTCGGGCGGCGGCGGTGGTGGTGGCAGCAGCGGTGCTGCTACCAGCGGTGGGTCTGGCGGCGGCGGAACTGGGTATGGTGGCGCTGGTGCAGCAGGCACTGGCGGTCAGGGTAATGCTGGAGGCGCAGGATCAGTTGCTATTGGCGGCGGCGGCGGCGGTGGCTCAGCTGGCGCTGGCGGTAACGGTAGCGGCAGCGGGAGTAATAATGTTGGCGGCAATGGCGGCGCGGGCGGCAGCGGCGCGGGTGGAGGCGGGGGCGGGGCCACCTACTATGTAAACACTGGTCTTGGGGGATCGCCCGGCGGTGGGCGTGGCGGATCTTTTGTAAGCACCGGCAGCGCGACGTATCCCTATGCCACCCCCGGCACCTTCGGCGGCGGTGGGGGCGGAAACGCTTTTAACGGTGCCGGATCTGCCGGTGGTAATGGCTTTGCCACCATAAGTTACTCTACTGCTTTTACCGAAGCAGTAAGTTATCCGGGGGGTTCATATGCAATATCTGGCGGCAACAGAGTATATACGTTTACAGGTTCTGGAAGTATTACTTTTTAATACAGGGTCTTTATGAATAAAGAATTTGCCATTATCAGCGGTCTTCCCCGAACAGGATCAACCCTGCTCGTGTCATTGCTGTCGCAGAACCCGCGCATCTACGGAGAGGGAGCATCATCTCTCTGTCAGTTGATGTGGGATGTTCAGCAATCATGCAATATTGGCACCGCTATTGCGGCAAACAGACGCTTTAATACGAAACATGATATTATTTCTGCGCTGCCGGGTTTGTATTACAAAAATGTTGAGCAACCAATCATAATTGAAAAAGGGAGAACGTGGACGCATCCTCTTAATTTTAATATTTGGATGAGCCACATTAATCCAGAACAAAAAATGGTTGTTCTAATCAGGCCTATAGAAGATATTTTTAAATCAATGGCGGCGCTTATGATTAGAAATAACCGGCATGATGATTTTTATTCAAGTTTCTTGCAGAAAGGCAGCGAACCAATTTGTAGGGCGGCGGAAGCTATTGCCCTAGGTAGGGAAGCTTTTCCAGAAAGACTTCTTTTTATTGACTACAGGGATTTAGTCAAAACGCCGTTGAGAGTTATAGACCAGATTTATGACTTATATGGCTGGGAAAAATACGAACACAGCCTTGAAAATATAACTTGCCCCAACCCAGAGGACGACGAAGTCCACGGATTTTTGGGGATGCACACAATTAGAAGCACCATCTCAACTCGCGAACTAGACGTTGAGCTTCCTGATGATGTTAAAAGTGCTTGCGTCGCGCTTAACGCGCTTGTGTATGGGAGTTAATCATGGCTCATTTTGCAGAACTTGACGAAAACGACATCGTTCTTCGGGTAGTGGTTATCGGTAACGAGTTTACCACGGTGGACGGCGTGGAGGACGAGGCTTTAGGCGTAGCTTTCTGCCATTCGCTCTTCGGCCCCGACACCCGGTGGGCGCAGACCAGCTACAACAAAAAAATTCGTGCGCGGTACGCGGGCATTGGGTTCTTTTTTGACCGTCAGAACGACGTGTTTATCGCACCGCAACCCTACGAAAGTTGGACACTCGATCCCGTTTCCCGCCCTCTTCCCTACGATTGGGTGGCCCCCGTTCCCCGCCCTGATAATGACTCGATGTACAATTGGGATGAGGCCAGCTTATCTTGGATTAAAGTACCGTTGCCATGACCACAGCGAACGAAGTCGGCAGTAAGCTCTCCACGCACGAGGCGGTCTGCGCCGAACGCTACGCCAGTATTAACGCTCGCCTCAGACGGCTAGAGAGCATCCTGCTGGCGGCGGCTGGGTCCATAATCGTCGCGCTGGGGGCTATAGCGTGGCAGGTGGCGCAGACATGAGCCGGAAGATCGAAGACCTGCATCCGACCGTACAGGACAAGTGCCGTGCGCATATGGCGGCGTGTGAGGATGCGGGCATTTCTTTGATCATCACCTCGACCTATCGCAGTCCCGAAGAGCAGGCTGTGCTGTACGCCCAAGGCCGCACGACCCCCGGCAGGGTCGTTACCAAGGCTAGGCCGGGTAAGTCGATGCACAACTACCGCCTCGCTTACGATGTCGTGCCACTGCGCAACGGCAAGCCCGTTTGGGGTACGACGGGCGAAGATGCTACACTCTGGCAGAAGGTGGGCGCTCTAGGCGTGGCACAAGGGCTTGAGTGGGCAGGCAACTGGAAGCGGTTTAAAGAGTACCCTCATTTCCAATGGACGGGCGGCTTGACGCTGGCCGATTTACAGGCGGGTAAAACACCATGAACCGTATCGCTATCCTCGCCGCTCTGGCGGTCTGCACGTCGGCTCCGATTCCGGCCCACGCCAGCAGCTACCAAATCTGCCATCAGGACTTCGCGCTCTGCGCTGCCTCACCGGCTACACTGACAGGCAAGATGATCACCGTGAACGTCCAGGGTGGCGGCACGGCCCAGTTCGCTGAAGCGGTTGCGGTCTGTCCCGTTCTGCGTGGACCAGCCATTGCCGATGTGGCTGGTGGCAACATGAAGGGCTCCTGCGATCAGCCTGGTCCAAACCAAGTTTGGAGCCTCTATCAGTACCGGGATAAGTTCCCGCAGGCCCCTAACTGGTCACGCAATGACAAGGCTGTCATCCGCACGTTTGTCACCAGCCCCGGCAACGGCCTGAGCAACATGTTCAGCTTTGCCTGCACCCTTGAGCCGAAGCGTGTAAACGGTGTCCGCCTCGCCAAGTGCTATGGACCCGTGCATGAGAACGTCGCCGGAGGCCCGGTGCCTGCCGGTACGAAGGTTGTAACCCAAGCCCCTGTCGGCGTAACCTATCCGGTGGGTGGTCCTATTCCCCAATAAGGAGACGACTATGTTTGGTATCCTACGCGGTAAGAAGACCTACGTCGTGGCGGCTATGTCGATCCTCGGCGCAGGCGCAAGTTATGCCACGGGTGACGCTACTGCCATGCAGGCAGTGCAACTGGCTGTCACGGCGCTTCTGGGTGCGACCCTGCGTAGCGGCATGCGGTAACGGGTGGCGCTAGATTCTAAGCTAACACCACCGATCGTCGTCTGCACGGTCAATGGAAACTGCGTCCCCGTTTTAACTGCCAGCGTCAAGGCACACGCGCCTGACCATTGGCTGCTCGTTTCTGAAGGGCCTCTCCGCACATTCGGGGAGGCCTACAACGATGCGATGGACGAGGCCTTCAAGGATCACGATGAGATCCTGATTGCCAATGACGACATCGTTCTCACCCCCCATACGATGGCTAGGCTCATGGCTGATGTCGCAGCGCTGAAGACTCAGCACGGCGATATGCTTGGGTTCGTGGCGACGATGTCGGACAACGTGCGCGTCGATCAGAACATAGCCCACGTCCAGTCCAACGAGGTGCGTCAGGTTCGCGCTGTATCCCCGCTACTGGCTTGGATCTCGAAGAAGGCCTTCCAGGCTGCTCGGTTTCCACCGTTGAACTGGTACTCGGACGATGTGATCTGCGAGGCGCTCAATACCCTCGGGTTCAAGCACTTCGTCTCGCCGGCCTACGTCCACCATGCCGGATCTCAGACGATCGGCCACGATGCCACAGCGCTCACCAACGATGCGTTTCCCTGGCTGCAGCAAAACAAGCCAGAACTCGTTAAGGAGTGGCTACCCCATATGGTTCGCGAAAAGCCTAAGATCTGCGTCTATGCCATCGCTAAGAACGAGGCGGCGTTCGTCAGTAGGTTCTGCGGATCCGCCAAGGATGCTGATTTCATCCTTATCGCCGACACCGGCAGTACCGACGATACGGTTGATCTGGCCAAGGCGGATGGTGCCACCGTCCACCAGATTCACATCTCTCCCTGGCGCTTTGATGCGGCACGCAATGCGGCCCTGTCCCTGATTCCGGCCGACATCGATATCTGCGTGTCACTTGATATGGACGAGATTCTTGAGCCAGGTTGGCGAGAAGAGGTTGAGCGTCTCTGGACCCACGGTATCACCCGTCTGCGGTATGGGTTTGATTGCGGATCCGGATACGTCATCGTCCATGAAAAGATTCACGCCCGTCATGGGTACATCTGGAAACACCTATGCCACGAATACCCCTGCGCTGATCGGATCGAAGAGCGGTTCGCCGGCACGGACAAGGTGCTGGCCACCCACCTCCCGGACGTGACGAAGAGCCGTGGGCAGTATCTGGATATGCTGTTCGCTGCGGCCGCCGAGGATCCGCAGAGCCACCGCTACAGCTTCTACTACGCCAGAGAACTCTATTTCACGCAGCGATGGGATCACTCCCTTGCGGAGTTCAATCGCTTCCTCAGCCTTCCGGGGGCAACCTGGAACAAGGAGCGCTGCTACGCCATGCGAACTATGGCTCGGTGCTGTGCCGCCCTCAGCCAGAAGAGCGAGGCTGTCGCGTGGGCCAGGAAAGCTGTGCTTGAGGATCCCAACACCAGGGAGGCTTGGTGTGAGCTAGCGCAGCAGGCCCACAACGATGGCCGCTGGGAAGAGTGCTTCGGTGCTGCCATGTCGGCCCTTCGCATTGATACACGCGACACGACGTTTACGAACGATGTAGCTGTCTGGGGTGCGTGGCCTCACGACCTGGCTTCAGTGGCTGCATTCAATATGAAGATGTCAGACGTGGCTCTTGAGCAGGCCAGACTTGCAGTCGAGAAGAGTCCCGACGATACCCGGATGTGTCGGAACCTTTTCTTGCTGGAAGAAGCTGGAAGACAGGCGGTAGATTAACGTGGTATTTTATGTATGCCACCCCGGATCAAGGGTGGTTGCCGGGGCTTTACGATGATCGAAGAGCTTATCAGTCGGGTCTTCTTTACGCGAAACGTGGCGCACTTCGCCCATTGGCGTGCGACTGGTGCTGGCAGCTATGCAAAACATAAGGCCCTGGGTAGGTTCTACGACAACGTGATCGACGCTCTTGATCCTGTGGTCGAGGCCTATCAGGGCGCTTTCGAACTCATTAAGAGCATCCCGGCCCCACAATCCAGCGGCTCTGGTGACATCCTGAAGATGCTCGAGGCCGACGCTGTTTGGATTGAGAAAAACCACGAGTCGATCTGCAAAGGCAATCGCGCGATCGCCAATCTCATTGACAACCTCAGTGGGGTGTATCTGTCGGCAATCTACAAGCTGCGTAATCTGAGGTAGCGGATAGAAGCCATGCCTACAGCAATGACCTACAACAGCCTGCTGAACGACATGCGTGCTTACCTTGAGCGCGGCGCAACGCTGGCTACCGATCCCACCGTATATGAGCAGCTTCCGCAGCTGATCAATCTGGCTGAGCGCAGGCTCGCCCGCGAACTCAAGATCCAAGGGACTGTCACGGTCGTATCGGGAACAATGACCACAGCGGTTGTGGCCTACGCCAAGCCGAACCGTTGGCGTGAGACGGTGAGCATGCGGATCGGCACCGGAGCCGGGTACAACACGCTCAAGGAAATCTACCCTCGAGCCTACGAGTATCTGCGACTCTATTGGCCGAACCAGACGGAAACCGAAGAGCCACGATTTTACGCCGATTACGACTACAGCAACTGGCTCATCGCTCCCACGCCCGACGATAATTACCCATACGAGGTGATCTACTACGAACTGCCGGCGCTGCTGGACATTACCCTGCAGACCAATTGGTTCACCGAATACGCCCCGGATGCGCTGCTGTACGCCTCCCTCCTTGAGGCCGCTCCGTTCCTGAAAAATGACGATCAGATCAAAGTCTGGGAGGGCTTCCTCGGCCGCTCAATCGCTTCACTCAATGGTGAGGATATTCGCCAGATCGTTGACCGCTCCATCATCCGAAGAGAAGACTGACGATGCCCTCATTCACTAACAC